GTATTTTTGAACCGCCTACTCTGACGTTTATTATACCATTATAATACTCATCTGTCAAGAGAACATTTCGATTAAATTGTTCTTCTGCTTCGATGTAACTTGCTATGCCTCTAGTTGGGCAATAATGCAATATTTCTCTTGTAAACTTATCTTCGCCTAGCTCTAACACATCAGCATTTAAGTGATCCGAACTGCCCCAATATGTACGCCAGTCACTTTCTTTAGTGCCACGGCGTTTATTCTTCTTTCCCTTTAAGGGAGGCTTGGTTGTTTTGAACTTTGCTAACTTTTTACCAACGTATTTCTTATCGCTAGTTAAGTTTGTGATTAGGTAAACAAATGCTTCGCAGTCTGTCGGTAGCTCGTCTACTTGTTTACCTTTATATGTCCACTGGCTCACGTATTCTCATCAAGGATTTCTATGTCATTACTGTAACTAGTGAATCCTCCTTCTTTAACAACATACAAGACATTGTTAACACGCCCTTGTAATTCTTCTTTGTGCGAAATAAGGAATACATTCTTGTTTGACTCTCGGCCCATCTTCTTAAGAACTGCTAGTGCATTCTCGACACCTGTTGTGTCCATGCCACTATCTACTAGTTCGTCGATACACATCAAGTTCATAGGCTGGTTAAGACTTTCGTAAATGTCTCTAAACGCCCAACTCATACCTAGTATAAGTCTGTTACGTTCGCCCCTACTTAAATTATCAAAGTCTAAGTCTCTACCGTACTCTGTAATATCAACAGTTAAGTCACTGTTAAATTTAACATCGTGTGGTAAGCCCAACTTTTCTAAATAGTAGTTCAGTCTGTAGTTTAAGTATTGTAAGTTTTGGTCAATAATCTTTTTACGAATAAAACTGTCTTTACTGGTTAATAGTTTATGCAAGAACTCTTGGTGTTCTTTTAAACTAGTGAAATCGTTTATTGATTCATAACTTACTTCTTCGATACCCGATGTTCTAAGTTGATCTACTTGCTCGACATACGGATTTTCTTCTTTAATCTTTTCTTCAATTTGTGCCTGTAACGTTTCAACATTATGTTTGTGCTGTAACGCATCTTCCATTTTGTTATAAAACGTAATAGGCGTCTCAGGAATATTGCCAAGTGTTTTAATAGTAGAAGTAATCTCTCTAATTTTATCAACTAGCTCAACATTGTACCGTTGCTCTTCTTTAATCTCTTCACTCAAATCATCAGTATACTTTTCATGTGTGCTTAAATGTGCAGTACCTTGCTCGCATGTAGGACATACACCTTCGAGTGCTTTTGTTAAGTTAGCTTCTAAGGTAGTAAGTTTATTGTCACTTCGATTCATTGACGTTGTTCTTGTGGTCAAGTCTGTTTTAAGTGCCGTTAGCTTTGCTTGTTTTTCATTAATATCCACAATCTTTCTGTGACAGTCTAGCTCTGCTTTAATGTCAGTGTGTTCTAATGTATCTAAACTAGTTTGCAATCCATGAACTTTATCTCCTTTGAGTCTGCCCCAAGCCTTACTCCGACTTTCGATGTCTTTAATACTGGACTCGATACGTTTGTTAGCATTCTGTACTGCATGTATCCTAGACTCTTCGTCTTTAATACTGTCTTTAGTAGACTTGAGTAATTCCTTTAGCACTTCTGCCTTAGAACTAATTTCAGTAATGCCCAACAACTGTTCAATCATGTCTCGTTGGTCATTTGTTTTCATACTGAGGAACGGTTCAGTGTATGTGTTTAATGCAATTAAATGCTTAAACATATTATGTGGGAACCCAATGACACGCTCGATGTCTTTTTGAGTTTCACGCATATCACCTTGCTGTTCGTTGTCAGCCGATTCGTTACCATCGATATAGAACTTTAACACGTTAGGTCTTCGACCACGTTCAATTCTATACTCAGTTCCTTTAATCTCAAAGTCAACAGTGGTAATCATTCCTTTACCATTTGTCTTATTAATAAGATTATCTTTTCTGATGTTAGTCAGTGCCTCGCCGTAAAGTGCATAGCTGAGTGCGTTAATAATAGTAGTCTTACCTGTACCGTTCCTACTACCATCGCCACCTAGGTCTAAGTTATGACCTAACACTAATGTCAATGAATCAGTATCGAACGTTACGGCTTGCAAGTTGTTACCTACACTCATAAAGTTCTTGGCTGTTACATTTTTAATTTTAAGCAATTTCAATATTCCTATAAATTTCAATTAGTCGATGTGTTTCTACCAATTGACTTTCGATTGTTTCCAATTGACTAATTACAATTTGGTCAACACTCTCAAAATTAATTTCTTCTCCATCGAAAACTTCGTCTTCTTCTTTTACGACAATAAGTTGTAGTTCTCTAACACTAAACTTTTCAGCAAATGTTTCTCTTATAAAGTTTGCCTCTTCGTAACTAATAGCAACGTCTAATTTAATCCTAGCATGTGTATTCTCGTCTAAGAATTTCTCAGGTGCTTCTAGTAATTCTCTAAGTCCCATAGTAACATACTTAGGACATTCTGCCCAATTAACATATTGTGGCTCTTGGTCCCATTCGAGGAACATAGCACCACGCTCGTTATCTTGTGCATCAGCATAGTTGTGCGGGAACGCATTACCCATATAATGGATATTGCCTTTGTATTGTCGCTTGTGGAAGTGACCACTGAATACATATTCTGGATTAGACAAGTCTTTTGCTGTGATACCACCATGGTCTGGCATCTCTACCATTGCATTCATTTTAAAGTATGGTAACTCAAAATGCCCAAACATGTACTTGCAATCTACTTTGTTTAACAGTTTATGTTCGTCACCGACTAGCCATGGAATAATAGCAACACCGTCTTGCAAGAAGTGTTCGTCTACCATAACAAAGTTTTCTAAATCCCTAGCAAATTCTACACTGTTAAGATCACGTTTCTCTCTATAGTACAAATCGTGATTACCAGTTATAAAGTAAACTTTGCTAAAGTTGTCGTTCAGCTTTTTAAGATCTTTAATAGTAGCATTCATCGTAGCAATATTAATACTTGCTCTGTGATGATGCCAGTCGCCTAAGAAGAAGCAAGTCTCACAATCTCGAGCCTTTGCTTCTGCTATAAACCAATCTATAAAATTGTGACAGTCTTTAAGATGCTGTCTACTGTTTTGTTTTAAGCCGTAATGTATATCTGTAAAACATGCGGCCCTTTCAAAAAGGTTTGCCATATGAGTCCCTACTTAGTTGCGTTGCCGGAGTTTTCCAATTCTGCTTCTGCACTTGCTCGCATTTCTCTTAGCGAGTTTTCATGTGCAATCTGTCTGCCGTAACTGGGTAAATGTCCCTGCTCGATTAAAATATCATCTCTGATAGTTTGATTTCGTTTCTCTAAGTTCAGTACTCTAGTAAAACTATTATTAACAGTAGCCGTATAATATGCAAACGGGTTGTCTGATTTTGCTTCGTTAAACTGTAAGCCAATTTGTGCAAGTTGCACTAATGCTTGTCCACGCATCTCATCAACATAAGTGTAACCTCTCCAGTTACCTCGCTGACTGTAACGCTCAACAAGTTTCATAAACATCTTGCCTAGCTCGTTATTGATGTTACCGTGGGTAACGCTAAAGTGTCCATTGTGTAGTCCACCTATCCAGTGGCTACGCACAACTTCTCTAGGATTAGCACCAGCACTATCTAAAATATAATGCTTGAACGGAGGGAAGTTTACTTTTGCTTTTGTGTCAGCAACAGTTTTTGTAGTCTTCTTCCTGCCTGGCTCATCCGGAATATGATCATATCCCATAACTCTAAACACTAACCCATCAACAGCTAAACTTTCAGGATCAACAGCAAATTCTTTCTGCTTAGGCTTCTTAACCCATTTCCCTTCTTTAATAGCTTGTTCGTATGCGGCCCTAGACTGCACATGTGCTTTGTTCAGTTTTGCTTGTTCAATTGTTTCTGCGTTAATTTCTGACACGTCTGTTAAGATAATGTCTTGCTGGATGTAGTCGTCATCAGTTACATAACAGTAACTTAACTTGCTCTTGTGAATTTCTTTTAAAATATCTTTATTATTAAGATAATTAACTTTTCTGCCTGTTGTAGTCATTTTGTCTCCTCAAAACTATAATTCGTTTATATTGTATTATACACTAAAATGTACCGATGTCAATGTTTATTCTAAAGGTTATGATAATTAAAATACGTTTTTATTTATTATGATAAATAATAGCAAGGAGCATATAATGGCAGATGACATATTAATTGACGGAGAACCAGCAGGACAAGGCAAGGCTGGGGGAATCGGACTAAACATAAACGAATTACCATCAAACAGAAAAGATATAGGTAATTTCGATTGGAGAGCTAGGATCCGACCTAAGAAAGGCGGAGAAGACATTGCCTATGGTACCAAGAACCATAAGGGCGAAGACCAGCCTAGTATATTAAGTCCTCTGAAAGAACGTGGCGGAATTGTGTATCCTTATACACCAAACATATTTTTACAAGGTCAAGTGGACTATAATGAGCATAGCCAACACGGATCTAACTATC